TGCCGGGCATTGGCTCGTATGGTGGATCGCAGTACACAACGTCACCCTCTCCCGCCAGCGCCAGCGTCTGGCGAAATCCCGCCGCCATGAATACGCAGTTGTGCGCCATTTCGGTAAATGCCCTGATCTCTTCTTCCGGGAAATAAGGCGACGGGTATTTGCCCCAGCCGACATTGAACTGGTTGTTGCTGTTGTACCGGATCAGGCCATTGAAGCAGTGACGGTTAAGGAAAAGGAAAGCGGCGGCTCGTTCCGGTCCGTCCATCACCTGAGCATTGAACTCTTCCCGTAGCGCCATATAGCTTTCGGCGTCATTGAGGCGGTCAAACATTACCCTGGCGTGCCTTATCACCGTATCCGGTACAACAGCCAACATCTGGTACAGGTTGATAAGGTCGGTATTCACATCGGCCAGCAGGAAGCAGGCATGTTTGTCTGAGTTGAGAAACACCGAGCCACCACCGACAAACGGTTCAATCAGGCGCATACCTGCCGGAATGATCTGGTAAAGATCGGGTAACATGGAGTATTTACCGCCAGCCCATTTCAGGAACGGGCGACGCCAGGTGCGCGGAACACTTTTTTCAACTGGTAGTATTGCCGTTGTTGCCTGCGTCATCGCCACTGCTCCCCGAACGTGAAGCCAATCTCCTTTAGCGCTTCGTCCATCTTTTCGATAAATTCCGGTACCATTTCATTGAAGAGGGACATGTATTTGTCGTCGCGCTCAACAACCACGTGGTGAATGCCTTCTCGCTTCATGCGCGGGTCATAATTCGCGAAATACCAGGCATCTCTCCCGGTTACCCACATGCTGAATTGCACCTGGGCCATATAGGCGGATTTGATAGCCTCGAAGCCGCCAAGCCTGAATTTCATAAAGTCGCGAGAGGTGAAAGGGCATTTCAACTCAAGACCGCGGCCATCACTGCACAGGCCGTCAGGAGAACAGGCGGTACGCATGTCCTCGTCACGGAAAAGGATCGGCGACCCGGTGACTTTCACGTCAGTGGTGAACTCAAACAGGGTGCGAGCATCGTCCTCATACTGTTTCCCCCAGGCCAGCGCCCTGGCGTTAACTTCCGGCGCCACGCCGGTGCAAACTTCAGCAAGAAGGGTGAGAAAGTAGGACATCTTCATATCTGTCCATTTCTTGCCTGAACGTGGTTTTGAAATGACGTTGTGAACTTCGGAAGCAGTGATGACACCGAGGCGTAGACGGTGCCACGCTTCATCACCTTGCTCGATGTTGCTAACGTCAATACCTGTACGAGCCAGGATAATTTCTGGTGTCATACTTCCACCTTCTGTTCTGCTGCTTTCTGCTTCAGGAATCCGAGGGCTTTCACTGCTTCGATTTGCGTAAGATCTGACGATGCACCAATATCGCGACGGAAGATTTGGGAGCAGAGCGGCAGCAGATCGTCATCCCATGTTTTATTCAGGGTGATCAGCAGATCATTAATTTCCTGCATGGTTTCATCACTAACCGGAGTGATGTCGCGTTCCGGCTGGCGATCTGCGGTATACGTGGTATTTTCGACAATGCGTTCGGCCTCATCCTTGTCGTAGATGCCAGCGAAACCGAAGGCAAGACGGGCGCATTGGATCATTGCTTTGTGTCGCAACATCCGTTTGGGATGTGACTGCCACGGTCCAGTAATCTCACGACCATCACGGGTTTTGAATGGTTCCCGGCGACATTCATCCATCCATTCGGTAACGCAGATCGGATGGTTACGGTCCTTACGGTAAATCCTGCATGTACATGATTCGTTATCCTGCTCAAAATCCATACCGTCAAACTGCTGGTTTTCGTTGATGATACGGGACCAGCCATCAACACCCACCACAGGGACGATCCCGTTCTGCTTATCAGGAAAGGCGTAAATTTCTTTCGTCCACGGATTAAGACCGTACTGGTTGGCGACTATCAGTAGCGCAATAAACTGCGCATCACTGGCGTCACCTTTAAAAGCTGTCTGGCGCAATGTGGTGATCAGTTCCTGCGGATCTACAGAATCCATTCCTACACGTTCAGCCAGTTTTCCTGCCAGTGTTGCGAGTGCTGTGCTCATTTGTCTCATTCCTCTGATTCAATATCAATTTGATGCCGGGAAAACACCTCAACCATGTACCGCACAAACTCCGACGCGCGCTCCTGGAATTCGACATCGTCATCAAATGCCCGGCTGATCGCTTTTTTGTTGGCGCCGTGACGCGGTAGCTCGTCCATACACAGCGACTCCAGCATGTGAAGCGACAGTCCTTTCTCCAGGTCGTCAGCCAGCTCGGATTCTTTCTCTTCTCTGGCGATTTGCTGGTAATGCCGGGTCCAGTTCTGAGCCTCGATCCGGTCGTAAGTGAGATATGCGTTCATGGCTGAACTCCTGAATTTGGTTTGCAGAATCCCCGACACCATGTGGGCTGCCAGAATCTGTGCAGTATTTCGTTTTGCTGGTTTTTCCTGCTAATGGGTTGCAGGTTTGCCGTGTTGGTTGAGGTAAACCTCGATCTCGTCGTTGGTTGTCCGCAGGCGTTCGAAAAGGGTAAACAGGTACAATCCTTTTCCTACGTTTGCAGATGCGCGGTACGTGCGCCCCTGGTACTTAACCAGCATTCCCGGTACAACGCTGGTTCTTGGTAATGTTGTTGTGCCGTAATTAGTCATCTCATCCTCATGCCGATATCGCCCGGCCAGCGGAACGTTTTAAACCTTCTGCGCGTTAACTTTTCCACCTCATTCCGGTCTTCGTATGCCCCGGACGGCTACTTCGTGGGCGTCCTGCCTGGGTGGTTCGTTGTTGCTATGGATTAATTAAACACAATGTTTATTAGTGTGTCAACATAATGAGTGTTTTTATATAAACAAATTGTTTATTTGTTGGGAGGGGGTGGTGTGGGTAGTATGTATTTTAAGGTTTCATATGGTCATAAAATCATCAAAGAGGGTTAGCTATGGATCGTGACGAGCTGGAAGAAGACCGTGCGGCATTCATTGCGGGTGAGATTGGCGGCGCTGTGGTCGAATTGATAATCGACGGCGTAGTGATTAACCGTGATGCGATCGTTGAACGTCTGGAGGAGAAGCGGAGGAGAGTCGGGAACGTTATTCACAAAGGTGTATTGCGGGACGCGGCTGCTATGGTGAGGAAAGGGCAATAAAAAACCCGGCTCGGTGGCCGGGTTCTCTACTGTTTGGTAAGTAGTTTATATGCTGTATATACAGCACCAATTATGGCAGGAATGGCTAAAATTATTGCTAGTTTGGCTTCTGCTACGGTCGTTTTCGTGTTTGCTTCAGTGAGTTTTACTGAGGTATTAATTTTTTCTGAAAGAGATTTATTGACGGCGTCAAAACGCTTGTCGACTTCATCAAATCGTTTGTCGATTGCGTTGAATCGGTCGTCTACACGTTCAAATTTATTATCGATGCGTGTAAGGGTTTCATTAAGCCGTGACAAAGTTGACTCAATCGAGTCGACTTTTTTTTCGAGTCGTTCTAGTCGCTCCGTCATGCTGCCTCCACCGCCGTCACCGCCACCATAACCATGGTTCGGATTATGCACGCCGTATTCTTCGTTGGCAACTTTAGCTTCTCGCATAACAAAAGCTGATCGTGACATGTCAAAGCTTCCATTCTTTTGATAAATAGAAAAAACACTCGCTATTATGAATCATTCGACTACTTTCATTGTCGTCAACCACGTGGAGGGATAAGGTTACTCTGTAAACCCCTTCATTTTCAGCGTGAATATTCATAATTGACATATTTTCAATGCTTACAGATTCATTGCCAGAAGTTGTACCCGCAACGATAGGGTCTGTTTGAAGAGACTGATTGCTTCCAAATTCAACCCTTTGATCGCCATAAAATAAATCGACATCAACGCGATAATTTACTTTGGTTCTGATGATCAAACCAAAAGAAACATCAATGCTAATTTTACCTGATTGCTCATCTGGCTTTATCCATGGCTGCGGGTAGTTCAGCGAGCGGGCTATCTTTCCGGGAAAGATTTGAGATACGTATAAAAAAGAAATTCTTTCCATATGTTAAACCCTCAACCGTGCTTCCTGTAGATCTGTGGCGTATTACTCCGCATCACCCTTAATCCGCCGCCCCATATACTTCGCGTACAGCTCGTCTAGTTCCTTCAGGCGCAGGGAGACGATCCGCAACATGTTCTGTTGCTCTTCTTCATTTGGTAGTTGGTTGTAGAGTTCCAACAGTCTCCGTTCGTCGTGCCTCAAACCATCTTTGGCATCCACGTCTTGTCCTAAAACCCATTCCAGGCTAACGCCAAGCGCATCGGCAAGTTTTATTGCAGAGCTTTTACCTATTGCTCCCCTGACAAACCAGTTGTTGACCGATTGAGCGCTCACACCACAGATCCTCGCTATATCCGCTTTGGATATGCGCTTCTTCTCAATGATCTCATTTAACCGCCGAACCTGCGGATTGTCAGTTTGGTGTGTGTTTTTTCTCATATATCGAAATTCTAAACTAAAAGTTTATCTCCTCAACATTCATAATGTTGACTTTAAACTAAACATAATGTTTAATTTTGTTTGTAACTTCTAAGGAGTGGTTTATGAACGCATTAGAAAAAGCCATACAAGTTGCCGGCAATTCTTCAAAGCTGGCAGAAAAGCTCGGTGTTTCGTCAATGACAATTAGTCACTGGAAAAAACGTTACGGTGGTGTTGTACCTAAAGGCCGAGTTTTCCCCATTTTTCATGTAACTGGCATCACCCCACACGAACTTCGCCCTGACATGTATCCAAACCCAACAGATGGCTTACCAAGCCAAGAGGCATCAGCCAAATAACCATAGAGGATATTTACCCATGGAGAACGCAATTGCACGAAAGTTAGACCCACCAGAAATCAACCCGATTGAGATAGAGAGTGTCCTGCTCAACCGACTTGCATCAGTAGGGCAGAAATCATACGCCGAGCATATGGGCATCAGCGAGTCGACAGTCAGCAGGCGTAAAGCTGAGGGATATTTCTGCAACATGGCGAAAGAGCTGGCTTTTCTTGGGATTCAGGCCGCGCCACCGGAGGCGGTACTGGTATCCAGAAACTATCTCACAGCCGTAGAGATTCTCGCTGATGCCGGGCTAAAGGCTGAACGAGCCAGGCCGGATGCGCTGGGGTGGGGCTGAAAATGACAGCAACCAAAAAGGCGAAAGCCGCGGTGAGGGGTCACCAACGGCTTTCTGGTGGAATTAACTGGATCAATTCACAGGAGTAATTATGGCAAACACTGCCGAAGTAATCAATTTTCCTGTGCCTGACGTGGCACCTAAGGAGCCGCGCGTGGCAGATCTCGATGATGGCTATACGCGCCTGGCAAATGAACTTCTGGATGCCGTGATGTGTTCTGGTTTGCCGGAGACTGAGCTGTGCATCCTGATGGCCGTATGGCGCAAAACGTATGGATACAACAAGAAAATGGACTGGATCAGCAACGAGCAGTTAGAGGAGATGATTCAGAAGCATCATACCCATTGCTCGACAGCAAAAAACAGTCTGATCAGGAAGAAGGTACTGATTCAGGAAGGCCGCAGGGTTGGTATGAATATCCATATTTCCGAGTGGCAAACTAAAATAACGGATTCTGCAAAACATTAGCTAAACCTGCTAAGAAAACCTTAGCGGAAGTTGCTAACGCACCTAAGCAGAAGTTGCTAACCACAAAAGACAAACTAACAAAAGACAATATTAAAAGATCTACGTCAGAGAATTCTGACGAATCCTCTGACAAGCCAAGAAAGAAACCTCATGTCCTAAAACCCGAAGCAGCGATTCAGAGAGGCAACAAGTGGGGAACTGCTGAAGACCTAACTGCTGCCGAGTGGATGTTTGACCTGATAAAAACCATTTCTCCATCAGCCAGAAAACCTAACCTGGCAGGATGGGCTAACGATATACGCCTGATGCGTGAATGTGACGGACGAACACATCGCGACATGTGCGTGCTGTTTCGCTGGGCGTGCCATGACAGCTTCTGGGCTGGCAACGTCATTAGCCCGGCAAAGCTCCGCGAAAAGTGGACTCAACTCGATATCAACCGCAACAAGCAACAGACTGGCACAACTGCCTCTAAGCCAAAACTTGACCTAAATAACACTGACTGGATATACGGAGTGGAGCTATGAAAAACATTGCTGCGCAGATGGTTAATTTTGACCGTGAGCAGATGCGCCGTATTGCCAACAACATGCCGGAACAGCATGACGATAAGCCGCAAGTTGAGCAGGTTGCTAAGGTCATCAACAACGTGTTTAGTCAGCTTATGGCAGCGTTCCCTGCTACCACAGCTAATCGCAGCCAGGCTGAGATGAACGAAATCCGGCGTCAGTGGGTTCTGGCTTTCCGTGAGAACGACATCACCACCATGGAGCAAGTTGCGGCCGGAATGCGTGTCGCCCGCCGTCAGGAACGTCCGTTTCTTCCGTCTCCAGGCCAGTTCGTCGCATGGTGTAAGGCTGAATTGACAACTGCTGCCGGGCTTCCTGATGCCAATGAACTGGTCGATATGGTTTACCAGTATTGCCGCACGCGTGGTTTATACCCGGATGCAGAATCATATCCATGGGAATCCAAAGCCCATTACTGGCTTGTCACCACACTGTACTCAAACATGCGAGCTAACGCTCTTAGTGATACCGAGTTGCGCCGCAAGGCAGTCGAAGAACTCAACCACATGGTTACCAGGATAAACCGTGGAGAGGTGATCCCGGAGCCAGTTAAGCAGCTTCCTGTTCTTGGTGGCAGACCACTAAACCGCGCGCAAAACCTCGCGAAGATTGCAGAAATTCGGGCCAAATTCGGACTAAAGGGAGTCAGATCATGATAACTGCATTAGATATTGAAAAAGTAATCACCGATAAAGGGCCAATGAGCAACATCAAAGGTCCGCTTATCAGCAGTCAGCGCTACCTCGACAAGGCAAAGGTAAGCGACAGAGCGGCAAGATTTAAGCGTTTTATCGTATCTGTTTACCCGATAGTTCTGCGTGGGCAGCAATACACCATCCTGATGGATGGCCACCACAACTACGCGGCGGCAAAACTGGCTGGCATAGAACCTGATTACCGACCAATCACCAAAAAGGTGCAGCGTATTCTCGGTGAGATGTCATGGCGCGAGCGTGAGGCATTCTTCATCAACAACGTTACAGACAGCAACTACTACTTTGTTGAAACAGGCGAAGTGGTTCATGAGTTGGTTATGCCTGACACGTCCTGCAAATTCCACGCGCACGCAGGTAACCAATGGATTTTTGGAGGTGCAGCATGACAGTCCATACATTGAAGCAATGCCGCCCGAACCAGGAAGAAACTGAGTATTTCTGGAAGCTGTTTCATGCGGCGCAACGTAATGATGCTCGCTGGCACGGTAGTGAGATCAGCATTATCGCCGATGAGCTATCCCGGACAGATTTAGATCGTGACCAAAAACTGTTCCTTCTCCGCTCCTGGCAAGTGCTGGTAGACGACAAAGGTGGATTCGGGCGCTTTATGGGTGCCTTTGATACTTACGTCTACAACATGCAAGACCCGGATGATGACTGCGTAGCGTGGAAACCTGAACTGGCCCAAATACTGAACGACGGCAATTGTTTCGACATACTGCTTGATGCGTACCATGAAGCCCAGCAGCGCATAGCAGAACTGGAGGCGCGGGAGGTCAACCTGTCAAAACTCAGCGTTGGAGAAGTCATGCACATGAGCGGATTCAGCCGGGATTATGCCGAGGGTTGGTGTGCTGGTAATGACAATGCGATACACGAAATACGCACCGCTGGCATCAAGGTTAAGGGGGAGTGATATGGCTACTTTGACGAAACAGGAAAAAGCCTGGGTAAAGAAACTCAATAAGCTACTGGCGGAGTGTCCCTCAAATCGGATCGCGTTTGCGACGACTGGCGATTGTGAAGTATCGCTATTTGATGTGACGCGCTATGACGAAATTTTTGATGAAGTAGATAAGGGGAAAAGCGAATTTATCCCCGCCGCGATGCGTATCGGAGCGGCCTTTAATGAGTACCTGACATTCCCTAACCAAGTTGAAAGCACGGCAGGCTGAGGGCTAACCCATGACCACTATTACCAGAGAACAGCAAAAACAGATTTTAATTGATACGGCGAACCACGTAATCAGTCGTGATAACACGTCACCGTATAGCGAAAACCTGCGCGAACTGGCGCGTATAGCGCTGGCATCGTTGGACGCGGAGCCGGTAGCATGGACGAGCGAGGGTGCTCTTGCGGAGGTTTATTGTGGTGAAACAGGAGTGATAGGACCGAAATACATAGTGGGAGATGTCCCGCTCTATCGTCACGCCCAGCCCGCACCGGTAGTGCCGGAGGAAATGCCAAAAGGCCTGGCGGGTCAAATTGTCAGTCTGCTGGCACATAACATAGGCGATAAATTTTTGGCTCAGAAAATCTGGAACGCCTGTCGCGCTGCCATGCTTAGCAAATGGATAACAAAATAAAACCAAATCTAAATCAAAGCATATTAAGATTTTGGTTATATCATTTCTTTATAATGATGAAAGTAATATCTTTTTAAGGCTAATGGAATAAATCACAGGAGCATTCAATGAAATACTCTAGAGTTGAACAGTCAACAGGAACGTCGATCGACCATAATTTGGGCTACTTTCTTGATCCTCAGAAGTATGTTCCCATTACTGAATTTGTTGATGAATCGGCCGCATTAATCAAACTCAATCTTATACATGAAAACTTTCTTTCAATAGTAATCGAAAATCTCCGTCGAGAAGGTACCGAAAAGTTTGTAGATGTTGACAAATACTTTATGCCTAAGATTAAAACCGCCGTCGCACTTGGTCTTCCTGTTTCATTGGCTAAATGCCTCACGGAAATGAACAATATTCGTAATAAGTATGCCCATAAAATCGAGTATATAATAACCGATGAAGATGCGGAACGTATTGACTCCCTGATAATGAGTGTCCCCGTTGATGATATTAACCATGCCTCACTAATTGACAGCACCCTAATAACATCCATCACTAATTTGGGAGCAAGTTCTATCGCCTTTATGAATGATATTCCTAAGGACTTTCCTGATAATCGGAGGCGAATTTGTAAGTTGGTTGCTATGGCGTTTTGCATCTCTAACTTGGGCGCTTTTTGGCTGCTAAATGAGCTTCATCGGCAAGGAAAACTGAAAATGGGTAGCACAAAAATGGCGTTTAAGCCCTCCTGGCAGGTTATGTAGCTTCTCTATGCTGAGACGCCAGTAAGGGCAAACTTGCCAGAGCTTTGCCAGCCGAATGAAATTGCAGTCTAAAAACTTTAGACAATTTAACCCGCTTCGGCGGGTTTTTCCGCCTAAAATCTGATATGAAACAACATGCTAGCTTTTGCAAAAAGTGCTATTCACCTCTTGAATATTCTTTCTAACAGGTATACTGTGTTTATATACAGTAGTTAAATGTAGAGGGAATTATGAGAATTGAGCTTGTTATCAGCCGGACAAAACAGCTTCCGGAAGGTGCCGTTCCTGCACTTGAAAAAGAATTAATTACCCGTCTCCAGAATCAGTATGAAAACTGCAACTTAACCATCCGTCGAGGCAGTCAGGATGGTCTGAGTATCGTCGGTGCTGCTGATGGCGATAAAAAACGTATACAGAGCATCCTGCAGGAAACGTGGGAAAGCGCTGACGACTGGTTTTATTAACATTGCGCTTAATGCTGGCGCGCATTTTTCAGAATACCGCAATTTGCGTATCCCTTTGATGCTGCTGCCGACAATTTTTAACCGCGTCTGTACATCGTCTGAAGGGAGAACAAAAATTGAGTAATTCAGCTTTGCAAAAGTCAGAAGATAGCTGGTATGACATTGTAAGAAGATCTGATGGCTGCGTGGTGTTTAGCTTTCCATCATCAGGCAGGCATCTTATCTATCGTGTAAATGGCATGGTATCTATGCGTCCTTTGCTGGATGATGAAGAAGTTTTTACTCCCAACGGTTTTATGCATTTTATTCGCCGTCTCGGCTACCGGGTAACACCACCTTCTGATAATATGAAATCAACGGCCTGAACAACCGTTAACCTTCTGCGCCACGGAGAATACCATGGCGCACGAATTACAACTCATCAAGCAGTCATCTGGAATTCTGATCCCCGCAACGCCGGAGACCAGTGATATTCTGCAATCAAAAATCAAACTCGGCGCCGTGCTGGTGGCTGAGTTCCGTCAGGTGAGGAATCCTGCATTCCATCGCCGCTTTTTCGCGTTGCTTAATCTTGGGTTTGAATACTGGGAACCCACCGGCGGCGCCATTTCTGCCAATGAGCGCAAACTGGTAAACGGTTATGCAAAGTTTCTCGCTGCATATGGCGGGAATGAGAGCGCATTACTGGATGCGGCTGAACAGTATCTGGAACAGATTGCAAACCGCCGGGTAACAAACGGAATTAGCCTCTGTAAATCTTTCGATGCATACCGCGCATGGGTGACGGTTGAGGCTGGCCACTATGACGCCATCCAGTTACCGGACGGCACCCTTCGCAAACATCCCCGCAGCATCGCTTTTTCCAGCATGGATGAGGTCGAATTTCAGCAGTTGTATAAATCCGCGCTTGATGTGCTCTGGCGGTGGATTT